TCCAGCTCATGCGCTTTCCTTAGTTGTTGGGTTAAGGTCTGAATATTCAGGCTCTTTAAATTCAATATGCTGCGCGGCAGGTAAATAATTATTTATACCTAATACATCTTGCTGCAGTGGCACCACTTCATTGTTGTAATAGGCGCGGGTAATTTTATCTAAATCACCAAAGCCAGCACTATCACCAGACGACTGGCCGCTTAGCGCTTCTTGCGCACGGTGCATGCTCAGCATATCGTTAAGCGTAATTTTTTTAATGCGTTCAAATTCGTCTTTAGTTGATATGTCGCCAACGGGCGTTATCTTTATCGACTTTTCAGCATCGGCCTTATTACTGCGGAAATTAAAAAACAAACTTCTAAAATTACCCACGCCTTTGCTATCGCGTATGGCATTCTTTAGTGCTGTTTCATCGGCATCACTTAAGTTCGGGTCGGCCATTGAGAATATAAAACCCATGTGCGCGCCGTTCTTGTAATAGCGGCGCCTAAATAAAGTGGCATCTTCATTTAATAATGCAGACTGAATGCCTCCGTAATACTGCGGTATGCCGTAAATACCTTGCGCTGGGTCATACTCTTTTACGTGAATAACTTCACCGGCATTAAAGTAAATAGGCTCATGGCTGCGATTACTTATTTGTGCATATACGCCGCGGGTATCGGTATAACGCATAGTCAGTGCAGGCAAATGGCGCAGCTTAATAACTTGCCCAAATGAATTTTTAATAATCTGCAAATAGGCGTTACCACTCCAAAGCAAATCAAACGCAAATTTACTAAGGGCTTGATGGCTTAACAGAGGGTTAGGCTTATACCATTTTAAAATCATGTTGCGCTTAAAATAGAGTATTGGCCCGTGCTGGGCATTAACGCGCAGCAGTTTTACCAAACCTTGCAAACTAATGGGTGGTGCATAAATGCCGTTGCTATCGCTAAACACCCCAACATAATCAGTTAGCCGGTTATCTAAACACGGCTCAGGATCGCCAAAGCTAAACGAATCGGTAACCGCTGTTCGTTGGTTATAGTTAGGCGCATGGCCGTTACTTACTTGTAATCGTGGTTTCATTAAGCTGCAATTCCTACAGAGGTTTGGCGGCTGTGGGCATTGCCGTCCAGTGGTTCAAATTTCATAGCGTGCATAATTGCCCACGCAATATCGGCATGGCCAGTGGTCGCAGTGCGGTTTGTGGCATAGGTTATTTGGTCGCCAACCACTTTACGGCGAATATTTATAAACGAGCTGGCAATATTTACTGCGTCCTGGTCAAACTCAAAACGGCGGTTCTTAATTACGTTAATCGCCTTAATAACCAATTGGTTTTTAATAATGGGGTTGTAATGTATTGGCTCAGCATTAGGGTAAAATTTAGTGATCATCTCCCATACGCCATAACCAATGCCCGTGGTATCAACACCAATGTGTTGCACGTTGTATTTTTCGGTGAGTAGCCTTATCTCGCTGGCCATGGCTTCAAAGTCATTGCCGCTTAAATCGACTGCTTCAAGTAAACGGAATTTTTCACCAGGCTTCATTGGTGCACTTAACACAGCAACGCTTGCTTTATCACCAAAGCGGGCAGGGTCAAAACCAATTACCACAGGTTTGAGTGCAAACGGGCGTTCGCACTCTAAATCAAAGTCATCCCATTTAGTTGAGTCGCCAACACAGGCCATAATTTGCTTAAGGTTAAATGCACTGTGGGCATCATCAATAAACTTACACATAAACAAGTTATTAAACTCATCGGTGCTGTATTCGTTTTCAAGTACTTCAATATCAATACGGTCAAAGCCACTTTTAACCACGTCATGCACGGTGAGCATTTGTCGCCAAATACCATCGTCACACAGCAAGCCATGCTTTAAGTTTTTATGGCTAACATCAATGGCAAATTCAGGGTCGTTACATGCTTTTGTTTTGCGGTACCATTTACCGTTCCAGTGGTCGTAGGCTTCATGGCTGGTAACACTTGGCGTACTAAAGTAGGTAATACGCAAATGCTTATGCGTTGCCATGGCCTGCGCCAAACCGCGCAACGTTTTATAGTTTGGTATCCAAAAAACTTCATCTATATATAAGTCGCCGCTTTCCGACTGAGCCGTACGCGCATTGGTACTTTTAAATATCAGCTTAACCGTTTTTCCGCCGGCTAAATTAAGCACCATGGGCGAGCCAGTTAATTCAATATTAAAATGCTCACGGCACAGCGCCACAATATTAGCTTTAAATACCTCGGCTTGGTCACGGCTTGCTGATATAAATATCTTGTTGCGGCCATTAATAACCGCGTCGTAAAACGCTTCAAACGCAAAGTAAAAAGTAGCCCCAATTTGTCGGGGCTTTAAAATAAAGCGCGCGCGGTGATCTTGGTTTTCAAACCAATGTTTTTGGTGTGGGTAAAGTAGCTTGTCTTTAAGATCGTTGAGCATATCAACGGTAATGCCTGAGCAATCGTTTTTCTTTTTCTTCTTCGACTTTTTATTGCTACCGCCCCCATTATTGTTCCCCGCATCATCATTGCTGGCACGTTGTTTAGGCGCAGGGGCAAGCTTGCTTTTATTTAGTGCACATAATTGGCGGGTGCAAAAATCTAGCTCTTTATATTCAGCATCGGTTTTATTGTCTTTATCGGCTAACAAATTAATGCGGCGGCTAAACGCCATTTCGGCATTATATGTTGGGCACATGTCTGCCCAGTTCTCAGCCTCAGCCCAACGGCGAACGCTACGCGCACTTGGCATATCGTCAAGCTCGGCTATTTCCTCGTAGGTATAGCCCTCAACAACATACAAATCTTGTGCTTTTTTGCGTACGTCTGGTCCGTAGTTAGCCTTCATATTGCGCCACATTAATTAATCCATGGCGGCAGTGTATTAGTAATAAAGGGCGTAATCTGTTTGTTAAAAACCTATCCATTCCTAAAAGTTAAATATAGGAATTTCAAAAAGTTAAACCGTTGGAAAGGTGTAAAAGGAGGGTGCAAACTGCAATTACTTTAAAGCATTAAGCTTAATTAAAAAACATTTAAAAGGTTTGTTTATATGCCAGGTCAACTACGCACAAAACCACTTTCTATTGCCGCCGTTGGCATGACCGTCGACGGCCGCGAAATCACCGAGCAAGACGTAGCCGACATAGTAGAAACCTACAATCCCCGCAAGTATGGCGCACGCATAAACCTTGATCACGAATTTAACTGGTCAGGCTGGGCCGCTAAAAACCTACATAACGTAGACATACCAGGCATGCTAGGCGACGTAGTAAGCGTAGAAGCATACGAAAACGAAGAAGGCATAGTGTGCCTATACGCAGTACTCGCGCCCAACCAAGGGTTTGTAGCATTAAACAAAGCCGACCAAGCTGTATATTTTAGCATCGAAATTAGCCGCGACTTCATGGGCACTGGTAAAACCTACCTAACCGGCCTAGCAGTTACCGACTACCCAGCAAGCTGCTACACCGACCGCATTCATTTCAGTAGTAAGAGCAAAGCAGACGACACGGAAGTCTCTTTATTAACCGTTGACTTAGGGTCATGTGAGCCTATCGACACACCTAAAAAACCCTTTTTCAAACGACTATTCACTAAGGAAGAACCCGACATGAACGAAACACAATTAGCCAATGCATTAAAAGATGCACTCGGCACACCGCTTAGCGAGTTTGGCCAAAAGCTCGACGGCCTAATAGCAAAGCTTGATTCATTCTCAACCACTAAAGTGGAAGGCGAAGAAGAAACAGCCCCGCCAGCCGAAGAATCAGCCGAGATTGCAAATCTTAAAGAAGAGCTATCAAGCACAAAAGCAGCACTGGACGAACTAAACGACAAGTTTGCCAAAGCATTAAAAGCACCTGCGGGTGACACAACCAACGCCGACGACGAACCCGAAGGCGACGACGGCAAATACAGCAACTGTCTGTAATTGTCATCACCCTAACTTAACTTAGTAAAACGCAGGAAAGCACATGAAAACCAAAACTAAACAGTTATTTGTAGCAGTACTCGCAGGCATGGCAAGCAACTACGGTGTTGCATCAATGAGCGAGCAATTTAACGTAGAGCCAACAACCGAGCAGCGCTTATACGATGCAACCTATGAATCAGCTGAATTTTTACAGATGATCAACACCGCACTGGTAGACGACATTGTTGGCCAATCAGTGATCATGAGTGTAGACGGTGGCGTAACAGGTCGCGCCGGTGTAGAAACCGACAGCACCAAAGAGCGCCAAACACGCGACGTATCAGCACTAACAAAGCGCGAATACCGTTGTTACCCGGTAGAATGTGACATTCACATCACATGGAACAAAATGGACCAGTGGTCAAAATTCCCTGATTTTCATCAGCGTTACCGTAACCACGTTCGCCAAGCAATTGCACTCGACATTATTAAAATTGGCTTTAATGGCACATCAGCCGCCGACACAACCGACATTGCAACAAACACTATGCTGCAAGACGTAAACATTGGTTGGTTACAACTGTTACGCCGCGATGCGCCAGAGCGAGTAATTACCGAAGGTGCAACACTTGGCGAAATTCGCATTGGTGCCGGTGGCGATTACGAAAACCTAGACCAAGCAGTGCACGACGCACTCCAAGGCATTCCAGTACATAAGCGTGTAAACATGGTGGCCATCATTGGCGACGAGCTATTAGCGAATGACAAAAACAAGCTATACGCCAAACAAGCACACACGCCAAGTGAAAAAACTAAAATCGAATTGCAGCAAGTTATCGACACTTACGGCGGCCTAGCTAGCTATAAAATTCCGTTCTTTCCAGAGCGCGGCATTTTAATTACCAGCTTTGAAAACCTAAGCCACTACGTGCAAGCAGGGTCAACCCGCACCCACGTAGAAGACAACGCCAAAAAGAAACGTGTTGAAGACTACCTATCACGCAACGATTGCTACTACGTCGAAGACCTTGAAAAAGCAATGTACTTCGAGTCAGCAAATATCAAGCTACCAAATGCGGCAGGTGACGCCTGGGTGTAAGTGGCTCGTAAAATTCCCAATTAGCCGCCCTTTCCCTAGTTTCGGGGCGGCTTTTTTTAACCAAATTAAAGAGTGTTTTTAAATGAGCTTAGTCAAAAAATCATTAGCCAAAGCAGTTAGCAGTGTACCAATTAGCACTGAAAAGCAAGCGCCAACGGCAGCGGCAACAGCCACTCAAGCCAACGCGCCAGTAAACAACACCGAGCAAAACGAGTACCCGTTTTTTGCAGCGGCTATCGAGTCAGACTTGGCTCAACTAAAAACATTTACAGATATTGCAGATAAAGCCAGCTACAAGTCAGAAGCCCTGCAGCGCAATGACTACCTAGGCTACATCAACCGTTACCGCCTAAGCGGACAAAACCACCACAACAAAGTATTGGCATGGGTGTTTATTTGGCTAGTTGATTTAAAACGCTGGGATGCAGTGTTAGAGCTATTGCCATTGCTCATTGAGCAAAAGCAACCACTGCCAACCGTGTTTAATACCAAGCATTGGCCTGCGTTCGTTATCGACCAACTCTACGACGATGCAAATTACTACCTAACAGAATCAAAGCAGCAAGGCCTGTACGACATCGGCTTTATACTGCACCGCTTAATTTACGTAGTTAAAAACCAAGACTGGGCAGGGCTTGAAGTGGTCGGCGGCAAGCTTTACGCCATAGCCGCAAAAGTAAACAAAGCACAGCTCAACTTAGGCAACGCCCTTTACTTTGCAGAAATGGCCCAAGCCATTAACGACAAAGCAGGCGTTAAAACCATGCTCAAAGAATTACAAAAAATGATTAAACCAGCGGAGCCAGAACAGCAAACCGCTAACTAGCTCCAACGCCAGCGGGCAACTTAGCACAACGTTAGCATTACTTGCTTAACGCGCGTGATTAAGTGGCGCCCGCACCCAATTTAACGTGTGTTTTTACAGGTGCAATATGAACTTAAGCGGTATGCCACAAGCAGATTTACAAAGCGTCAATGTGATCATTGAAGCCAGCGGCTATTACCCAGCGCTAAGCACCGCCCATTTTATAGAGCACTACGCAGTTGCCCAAGAGTACGCCAGTAAAAGCGATTTACTCGTTGAAAAGCTTACACGCGCACAGGCCGACATTAACCAAGAACTAGCCAGCGCAGTGCTTATCAATGGCGAGCTATTAAACGCACAGCAAATAATTTTTTATAGCGATGCAGTATACAGCAAAGCCAAAGCTAATTTACTGGTATCAAAGCTAGGCAGTACGCACCGCGAAAGCGCCACAGCACAAAGCCAAACGGCCATTGATAATTATGAATATTGGAAAGGCCAAAGCATAAACGCCATGCGCCAGCTGCAAGGCCTAAGCCCAAATTTAACGGTAGAGCTACTATGAGCCAAAGCAAAATAGCAAAGCTTAAACAGCATTTAGCAACTGCAGAATACCAAGGCCGCAACCTCGCGCTAAGCACCCAGTTCGACAGCTGGATAGAAGGCGGCCGCATAGAGCCAAGTAGTAAAACAGTCAATGGTAACGGCTTATTAGCTGCGCGTTTTTATTACTCAGGGGTTATTAGCATAAACCCTTGTGCAGCACCGGCAGCATTGATCTGTGCGTTTGCGTCAATTTGGTTGCAAAACAATGGTGGGCGTTATGACAGCACCGACATTGAATTTAGTGCCGACGTAAACGACGACAACAGCAACGAAGTAGAACTAACAATACACCAGCTTTGTGAAGACATAGAGCTAGTACAAACACCCAACGGCCCGTTTGAATTAAACGGCAAGCGTTACGACTTTGGCGAGCAAAGCCTATGGATAGCTGAAGCATTCACACTGCATGGCGAAGTAAGTGCTTAACGTCAAGTTTGACGAAGGGCGCAGCAAAGAGCAGCTCGCGTTTTTACAGCTTAAGCCGCAAAAGCGCCGCAACATATTGCGCAGCGCAATACGCGCAGCAAACAAAAGCAGTAAAGAGCGGATCACCAGGCAAAGTGATTTAACGGGCAAAACATGGCAAGGCAGAGCAAACGGTAAAAAAAAGAAAATGCTCACCAAGCTAAAGCGCAACATGAAAGTGCGCTACGGCGCAAATAGCGCAAACGTATATTTTAAAGGTGGCAACAGCGGAAAAATAGCCCGTGCCCACCAAGAAGGCGTAAGCCTAGATGCAGGCAAGCCCAAAGGCAAAGCTGCACAAAATAAAGAGGGCCCAGCCACGCGCAACTTGGCCCGCGCATTAATAGCCGAGGGTTACAAAATACCGCGCGGCAAAGGCAAGGGCAGTAAGCGCCCCAGTATTAAATGGATAACAAACAATTTAAGTATCAACCAAGCAGGGTTTTTACTGCGCGAATTAAAGGGCAGCTCAGGTAAGAGCGCATGGAAAATTGACTTACCTGCCCGCTCCTTTTTGGGGCAAACGGTAGCCGAGCAAAAAGAGCAAATGAATTTTATTTTAAACAAAGCTATGCAAGTGGCGTAGCGCAAGCAAAAAAAGGAACGACCATGGCACAAGGTAAAGTATCCGTTGCCGCCATTCAAACAGGCAGTGGCGCTACAAAACAGGTAGAACGCACCGTATTGTTCATCGGCCAAGCGCCCGAAAACAATGGCAAAATTCTATCCATTAATGCACAAAGCGATTTTGATGAGTTATTTGGCGCAGCCGAATCACCATTAAAAACCCAAGTTAAAGCATGGCAGCGCAACGGCGACGACCTAGTAAGTGGTTATGCAATAGCGCACGCAATTGACGCCGACGTAATGACGCTTATTGACGAAGCAATGGATCAAGACGTAAGTCCAGAAATCATTGTTATTTGTACGCCAGTCACCGGCAAAGCCGAAGTGGAAAGCTATCAAGCTAAAGCGCTTGAAATACTATCAAGCCTTGCGCGCCGCGTGCGCTTTTTAGTTGCAGCGCCAGGGCTAACCGAGCTACAAAACTGGTCTGATCTAGTCACCGCTTTACAGCCCATTACCGATGGCGTAGTCGCTGATCGTGTAGGCGTAGTGCCATTAATTTTTGGCGACGAGCTAGGCGCAGTAACGGGTCGTTTATGTAAAAGCGCAGTCACTATTGCCGACAGCCCAATGCGGGTATTAACCGGTGCATTGTCACTAATGCCGCATCCGGTAGATGCCGCAGGTAAGCCGCTAACCAACTCAACCACAGCCGCACTAGACGCACTGCGCTTTAGTTGCACGCAGTTTTACCCAGACTTTGACGGCACATATTTTGGTGACGTAAACATGTTAGATGCCGAAGGTGGCGACTTTCAGCAAATTGAAACAGGCCGAATTGTTGATAAAGCAGCGCGAGCAGTTCGCATTATTGCCATTCAGCAAATTAAAAACCGCCGCTTAAATAACAGCACCAGCGGTATTGAATTTGGTAAGCGTGTGATGGGTAAGCCCCTGCGTGATATGAGCAAATCAATCAACATTGGCGCCGACAAGTTCCCAGGCTTAATTGATGCGCCAAAAGACGACAGCATCAACCTTACCTTTATGGACGCGCGTACATTGCAAGTCGTGCTTAAAGTAAAACCAATCGACTCACCCAGCACCATTATTGTTGGGATCATGTTAGACGACGCAGAATAGGAGCGCACCCATGCAAAAAGTATTAGGCGGTAAGGACTTCGACATCTTCATTGGTAACTCAATGGTGCATGTCATGGAAGCCACCGTAAAAATCACCGACGGCCGCACCGTTAAAAAAGTGCGTGGCGTGCCTAAGGGCTTTATCGACGGCGACGTAGAAGGCGAAGTAACCCTAAAGCTAGACCACGAAAACTGGCTAATCGTCCAAGCGCAAGCAGAAAAAGCAGGCAGCTGGAAAGGCATTGAGCCGTTCGACGTGGCATTTAATGCAGAAGTAGCCGCCGGTAAAAAGAACATTGAAGCGTTTGGCTGCCTACCGCAACTAGACGAAATTTTAAACATTAAAGCCGACGGCGGCGAAGAAGACACAACATCAATTAAGTGTCCGATCACCAGTCCCGACTTTGTAAAAATTAACGGCGTGCCGTACCTAACATCTGACGAAGTGAGAGACCTGTAATGACCAAAGCCATTCGCAAACTAACTGCCGCAACACTGCTAAGCACATTAAAGGCCTGCGGCTACCGCGTGTTCGAGGGCGAATTAAACCTAAACATTATAGGTATTCGCCACAACAACACGCGCGCCAATACCTTTAACGATGTTATTTGCGTGCTGTATCAGCAAAGTGGCGAATGGCAATTAAAGCAGTACAAAGCAACCACCGACGCCGGTATTTACTGGCGTCAAAACCCAATGAATGTAAGTGGCACTGCAGTACTTATTGCAGGGCAGCATAAAAGTTTATGGAAGTTGGGTTATCACCAGGGCAAATACCGCGCCCTAGTGCAGCACAAACCTGTTGTTGTTCTACGCGACAACGACAAAAACACCGAGTTAGACACGGACGTCACACCACAAGCCGAGCTACAGCAGGGTTACTTTGGTATTAACTGCCACCGAGCAAACAGCAAAACCACATCAACCCAAGTTGATAAATGGTCAGCAGGTTGCCAAGTGCTAGCTAACCCAAATGACTTTAACGAGCTTATTGCTTTGTGTGACCAATCAGCAGCCAAGTACGGCCCTTATTTTAGTTACACCCTGCTAGACCAAGCAGACATTGCAAAACCAACAGAGAGTAAATAATCATGGCGTTCGATAAAAAAATCACATTAGAAACACCGGTAGGCGACATTACATTTAACGTAAACGCAAGCGATTACAACAAATACATAAACTCTACGCAGCCAAATAACAAAGTGCAGCCGGCAACTAACTTTGTATTAAACACCGTAGTGCAAGAAGACGCTAAAAAATTAAAAGAGCTAGTGCAACAGCCAGGCGCCGCATTATTTTTAGTGGGCGCCATTGTTGAAGAGTACCAACCGGAGTTTAATTTCACCGTAAAAAAATCGAAGACCGAGCCAAGCAAATAGGCAAGTCTCGGTTAGATCAGCTACAGGCATACCACGCCAAGTATTTTGGCGCGGTTACCGCCACCCAAGAGAGCCTAGCGCAAGCGCTATATCTCGAAACGCAGCAGCAAGAAAACTTTGTAGTTGCTGTAAATAACGGCATATGCCAAGCACTAAGTGAGTAATGTAATGGCCACGCTCAGCAAGTTAGACAAGCTTAATTATTCAATCGGCATCATCGACAAAGTGACGGGTCCGGTTAATAAAGTCATGGCTAAAATTAATCAGCTGAGCCAGCAAACAGCCGCCGCGCAAGATCAAATGATGCGCGGCGCAGCCACGGCCGTAGCGGGTGGCTACGCATTAGCGCGTTCACTTGCGCCAGCAATAGATCAGGCCGCCGCATTGGGTGAAGTGAAATCGCTGGGCGTAGTTGACGAATCATTACAAAAATTAAACAAAACTTCATTAGAGTTTACCGCCAATTTTGGCGGCAACGCATCCGACTTTGTTCGCAGCGCCTACGATATTCAATCAGCAATGTCAGGAATAACAGGCGACGAACTATCAAAGGTTACCGAAATATCAAACGTACTTGCCAAAGCCACTAAAGCCGACGCTGCAACAGTGACCGATTACATGGGCACAATGTACGGCGTATTTAAAGATACGGCCGACAAAATGGGCAAAGTAAAGTGGGCAGAAGACATTGCAGGTATTACAGCCAAAGCAGTAACCGACTACAAAACCGACGGTAAAGAAATGGCGTCCGCGTTTAGTGCGTTGGGTGCTTCGTCGTCTGCGCCAATAGCTGAGCAAATTGCTATTTTAGGCCGACTACAATCAACCATGAGTGGCAGCGAATCAGCAACAAAGTTAAAGGCATTTGAAGCAGGCGCAGGCAAGGCGCAAAAAGCACTCGGCTTAAACTTTACCGACAGCTCAGGGCAGCTACTGCCCATGGTGGATATACTGCAGCTCATTAATGATAAAACAAATGGTTTAACTAAGCAGGTCGACATTGACGCAATAGCATCCGCGTTCGGCTCAGCCGAAGCGTCGTCGCTAATTAAATTATTAATAAAAGACATAGACGGGTTAGATAACCAAGTAAAAGATTTAAGCAATATTAGCGGTATGGCAAACGTTGCAAAAATGGCGGACGACATGAAAACGCCATGGAGCCAATTAGCAGGTTCGTTTAACTCTGCATCAATAGCACTTGGTCAGCGTTTGCTACCAGTAGTAGAGCCATTTGTCTCAATGCTTGCATCAATGTTTAATGGCATCGTTTCGCTAACCGAGCAATTTCCTGTTTTATCCAGCGCAATAGCGACCGTTATAGTTGGCGTGGTGGGCTTAGTAACAGCCTTTGGCCTAGTTAACTTTGCTATGGGGTTGTTTAAATATGCGTCGGTTGTATTAACGCCAATTATAAGTGGCCTAAAGTACGCGACAGCGCTTTACTCAACAACAAACAAAGCGCTTGCAGCATCGTTAACGCTATCTACAGGGGCTACAAATAAAGCCCGCGCAGTGAGCGCGTTAACTACAGCGCAAACAATGGCGCAAACCAAGGCTACGCAAACAGCATCAATTGTTACAACGCTTTACGCAGGTGCAACTAATAAAGCCCGCATTGCATACGAAGTATTTAATGCTCGACTCCTTATGCCGGCTGGTTTGATTTTTTCAAGAATAAAAGCCCTAGGGTTCATGGGCACATTAAAACTATTCCCAGCAGTATTGGCAGCCGGCGGCGCAAGCTTTGGGCGCTTTGCAGGCAGCCTATTTAGCGTAACTAGAATAATGGGGTTTTTAAACGCAGTAATGATCGCCAACCCAATAGGCGCAATCATTGCATTGGTGGCTATATTGGCGCTTGTTATTTATAAATATTGGCAGCCAATTAAAGCATTTATGAGCGGCTTTTGGGATGGCTTTGTGCACAGCATGGCGCCAGTAACTGATTTATTTAGCGAGCTAGGCGATGCCTTCGCGCCAATTATAAACGCCGTTAAAAGTGCGTTTAACTGGTTTGTATCTTTATTTGCACCGGTTGAAAAGTCAAGCGAAGCGCTAGAGGGCATAACATCAGCAGGCGAAGTTTTCGGCTTAATTTTTGGGTCAATACTAAATTTAGTACTAGCACCTATAAAGCTAGTTATTTGGGGAGTAACCAAATTAATTAATGGTATTACTTGGCTAGGCAGTGCAATCGGTAGCATGTGGACCGCAGTGCAATCACCGCTAGGTAGTTTTTTCGAAATCATCAAAACCATATTTGGGTTTACACCAATGGGCATGTTGATGAAAGGCTACGGCAAGGCATTCGACTGGCTCAGTGAAAAAGTAGGCGGCTTAAAAGGTGTAGCCGACTCAATAAAAGATTTCTTTGGCTTTGGTGACGACGAAGTAGAAGTAAAGGCAACCAAAGTAACCCAAGCAGTTCAGCCGCAAACAATGGTTATGCAAAGTGCCGATCAAGCATACAGCCGCGACTACGGGCAAAGCGTTATCAGTAAAGCCAACGCGCCAGCTCAGCAAGCAAGCTCGCAGTATGTAGCACCAAGCAGCCCTGTAAATTATGCAGCTCCTAAAGCAACAACAATTATTGAAACTGAAGGAATGCGCAAGCAGGCATTGGCAGAGCAAGCAGCAAACGACCCTGCTTATTCAGCCCAACCAAAAGTAATGACCGAGCGTGAAGCAGCGCAAGCCGCCTTTAAATTTACTAGCCAGCGCTTACCAGCAGTGCCAACCGACACCACAGCACCGTTAAATTTACAGGCGCAAGCCCGCAGCCAGGCATTAATAAATAATGCATTCCCAAGCGAGCAAAACAACGCAGTAACTAACAGCGCAGTGAGCGCCGCTCAAAACAACGCAGTAACTAACAGCGCAGTGAGCGCCACGCAAAACAATGCGGCAACGGTAACTAACAGCGCTACTAGCACTGCAATTAATGAAGCGGTAAATAGCAGTGTAGCTAACGCTGCGCAAAATAACTTAACGCCAATAGTCATGAATGCTCAACCAAAAGCAATGACTGAGCGTGAAGCAGCGCAAGCCGCCTTTAAATTTACTAGCCAGCGCTTACCTGCAGTGCCAACCGACACCACAGCACCGTTAAATTTACAGGCGCAAGCACGCAGCCAAGCATTAATAAATAACGCGTTCTCAAGCGAGCAAAACAACGCAGTAACTAACAGCGCAATTAGCGCCGCTCAAAGCAACGCAGCACCAATGGCTACAAACACAGTTAGCAATATTACTAACGCGGCAAATTCGCCTGTTTATAGCCCTAAGCAAGCCCAATTGGTAAGCGTTAATCAAGGTGCAGCACCAGAGCCAGCATTGCCCAGCGTAAAAACAGATCAGGTAATTACTAACACAGCCAGCAACAGCGCAGAAAAAGCCCAGCAAATTAGCGCCGAGCAACAGGCCACTGCATATAAGCCTAAGCTACAAAAGTCGGCTTACTTGCAAAGCCTAACTAACAATAGTAGCAGCACAAATAACAACAGCAATAGCAGCGATAGCAGCAAGCATATAAGCATTGAAAACGTAAACTTTAAATCAGACGACTTAGCGCAAAGCTTTGAACAAATGATGGAGCTGGCAGGTTAATGGAATTTGATATAGCGCTACACATAGACCTAGAGATACAAGACGGCGATTTTGTACTCAACGACTCGTTAAGCCCAAGCACGTTTAAAAAAGCAGACGTAATAAGTCAAGATATAAAGCACCGCATTTTAGAAAGCGGTTTGCTAACCAAGCTTGTTGGCCTGCGCAACAAAAACGCCATAGAGCCAGTATTAACCGAACTCGAATTACTAACCGAGCAAGACAATCGCGTAAAGCCAGGCACAATAAAAGTGCACCGCAACGACGACGGCACACTAAGCATTAACGCACAAACGCGCCAGTATGGGAGCAGCAATGAACTTTAAAACAATGATGCAAAATGCAGGCTTGCCAATGGACGAGCAATCAGCAGCAGAGCAATGGCAAGCACAACTAAAAGAGCAAAACATACAGGTTGCTAATAACTCACCGTTTAGCCCCTTTTGGCGCACCGTTGAAGCGCTGATCACCAAGCCGCTAGTGCAGCTATTAAACTGGGTTGCACAACAGCTAATGCCAAATCTATTTATAATGACCGCCAACCGCGAATCACTAATAGAAAAGCACGGCCCCGCGCGCAACGTTTTCATCCAGGCGGGCGTAGCGGCTCAAGGCATACTCACGTTCACGCGCCAAAACACCACGGGCGAAAGCTCAATTAATGCCGGTGCGCAAATTGCTACCGACGTGCTAGGCGAACAAGTATATAAATTAACGCTAATGCAAGATGTGAATTTTGCAGCAGGGCAAAGCACGGCGTACGTATTAGCGCAAGCGCAAGAAGAGGGCGCAGCATATAACTTGCCAGCAAACGCATACCGTTACTTTTCTGAGCCGCAAGAAGGCGTAACAGTAACCAACAGCGAAGATTGGCTTATAAAGCCCGGAGCCAACACCGAAAGCACAGAGCATTACCGCCTACGCATACGTAACGTGTTCGGAACCGCCGCCCGCTGGCACATTAACGCCGTGTATAAACAAATAATTGCAAGCTTTGGCGTGCCAATAGATAACATCTATATTCAAACCGGAGCGCCGCGCGGCCCAGGCACGGCAAACGCCTACATATATTTAGACATAGGTGCAGTGCCAACCGCTTTGCTGGGGGCAATTAATCAGCACATAAGAACCGCAGGGCATCACGGCTTAGGCGACGACTTTATAGTGTATGCAATGGCAACC